GTCTCTGTTACGGGTGCCCTAGGTTGACCTTCAACCTAACCCACAGTACTATCAGCCATGAGGGGCCGACAGGTCACAACGGCGTGCCTACCATCGCTAGCGAGAGTTCACATACTACATGCAATTATACAAAATTTTTATTATTTGGTGGTTGTGGTTAGAATCTCCATCATAGGGCCTAATCTCCGGTGCATATCGCCACCACCACACATTTTCTCTTTTCTTCACTACCAAAACGTTGGCACCAGTACGGTGCCTAAGATGCAAGCGTTATCACAACTTACGGAAACCCGTAAACCACGCATCGAACTCCAGTTCAATTAACACTGAGGGAAAACTTGTTTCACTGGTGTTATTGCCAAGAACCTGTAACACGCCACACTCATTCTCAGTCGCTGAGCTACCACTTGCGTCAGGTAGCGTTGCCTTCCAATCATTGAAGTATTCATGGATTGGCACGCTAAATGTTCCTAGTGTGGTGGGTGTGGCCGTGGTCTTATGAATGGCATTTGACACATCTGCTATGGTTGTTGGCGGATTCGACAGGCCAGAGCTGTCTGCTTCATAGTTTACAATGGCAAACCCGCCCTCGGTAGTCGGTGAAATGCACCGAACCACCACACGCATGTTACCAAGCATAAACTTAGAGTACATCGCACCATACTGACTGAACCCGCTCATCAAGTGTCCTAACCCAATGTATCCAACTGAAGACGTTGTTTGAGTTGATAGGATAACGAGATAATTCGCTAGTCCAGTGCTGCGGTTGACTGCCGAAAAAGCACATCCAAACTTGGCGTGCACGACATCTTCCCGCGCTCGCAGGTATGCCGGTGGACGTTTAATGCCCACCATGAACGGTCGTCCTGTAGTCAATCCGGACACCTTATTGTTGCTTTTGCCTCCATCCGTTTGTGAGGTCTTCCGAGCACGTTGGGCTCGTCGTTTTTGTGATTCTGTTTTCGTCATATTGATAAATGTAAGGCGTTTATTTAACGCCGGCCGCTACATGGGAGCCCCATGTACGTCCATCAACGAATCCACATTCTGCACACTTCCTGTGCACGTCCATTCAGCGTAGTACTGTTCTAAAGCCACCTGCTCATCCGGTGTGACCCCAAACGCCAACCAAAAGCTGACGCGTGAGTCATCACTAACTGCGCTGGTTTTTGCATCCATTCCCGCTGACATCATGCGCGAACCGCTCTGCATAAAGACTGCCTCACTCATATTGCTTGGCCGTCCGCTACGCATCATTGCTTGATACATTGCCTGCATGACAGGTACGCCCGAACACAAAGCCAGCCCACATTCACCCACTGCATACAACCAGGCCTCCAACGCGCCTCTATTGTCCAGTGGGAACAAACACATGCTGTCCTTCTCTCTTGCAGTACTAAAGTTGCGCACCATTCTCCACACCCCCCCTACATATACAGGGTGTGTCTGGCAGAATTCAATCTGCTCGAAACTCCTAACGGCGTCTTCAACCACCATAGTGAATCCCAATCTTGATGCGTACTCTACAAATCCCTGACTAAACCGGTCTAGGTCGCAATCTTCCATGATAACAACACAATCATCACCGTTGTTTGCCAAACTGGCATTGACCTCACACTCTCTAAGCCAACACCAAACTATAGCACACATGATGAAACTGTTACCCAGTGACGTGTTCATATCTCCTGAACCACGGCCACCTTGAACGGTGTATCGTATCTTACCATCGTGGCAGTAACTTACCCCCACGTTGTCCAACTGCATATTGAGCAACCTCGCCAGTTCTTTATCCCGGAACAACATGTTATACAACGTGTGTTCAAACTGTAGCAACCCTCTGTCTACGCTAGCATCAAACCGTGAAGCATCAATGCCTACGGCGACAGGCCGGTTGTACTTGTCCCACAATTTCCTCATTTCCTGACCCATGTCATTAGCGTTGAGCCCTTTGAAAACCACGTACCGCTGTCCGAAAACTTTGGCTATGGCCTTAAATATAGGTTTTTCCGCTGGCTTGAGGTAGCGACCTAACCCGATGTTGAAAATTGGGCTTCGGGGCTGTATTGTGCGGGGGGACTTGTTCACTGGTACTTTCTCTACCTTCATGAACGTTTTGAAATGCGCATGCACTCTGCGCACCCCATGTGTGATGTATTCGTCGATATAGGACGCGTAGATTGTGCGCTTCCGACCCGTGTATCGCTCGACAAACTCGTCGGGCGTATCAGGGTGGAAAGTGCGGCCTGCTGCACGTACCACTCTATCTCTGAACTCTCCTAATATAGACTTGTAATGCTCCATCTCAGCACCAAGCCTCTTCACCAATCTGCCACCAATCTTCGCATAAATCATGCGTTCCATGATAGCAGCACACGTCGTCATCACGTCAGCATCATTGGTGCAAAGGGTACGATCCTCACCCCCCAAGCCCCCAACAATGTACACCTGACGCTCCTTCACGGCCTCTCGCCTCCAGTGGACGGCCAAACTAGCGTATGATGGGTCCTCAGCGCGCAGCACCTCCCAAGTCGTTGACTCTGGAGTATGCGTAACACTTGGCACCACATATACACTATCGCCCACCTTGGCGGGGCCCCCTCACTCCATTCCACAGCCACGACGAACCTTTTTGGTCCATCGGGCTAAGCGGGACAAATGCTCATCGTAGCGTCCAGCGACTGCCGCCTTCCACGATCCTCGCACATGGCCTGCCTCCACTTCCGCGGCCGAACACTCGAAAGTGAGAGCCACAATAGTGGGCAGCATCTTAGATTGGTGGGATGGTCGCAATCCATGATCCTTCATCATGCTCTGAGCAAACCTCCACACAGCCCGGTGGTTGGCTTCAGTGACCTTTGGTGTGCCAAACTTCGCTTTGCACGCATCGAGAACACGACGCGCATAAGTTGCCCTATTCTTGTCTAGTACGATGCGCGACCCTCGAACTTCGATTCTCTCCGTACGGTCCATGCCTTCCTCCCCTTCAGATTCCCTAATATCAACTAGACCACCAGTGATAGTGTTCTTGTCTTCCTGCCAAACGTGCGTCTCAGTGAGACACTCCTCTGCCAGGCGAGGGTCATCCTCCGCCTCTTCAACCTCCTTGGCGAACCGGCTAGGTGGTGCAATGGTTAACCACCTCCATGCCGCGTACGCCCCAA